TGTTTTATAATGTGGTGATTCTACTTGGTCAAGGTCCATAAATCTGTCAAAATCATCAGCGGCACGATTTATTCCACGAGTTACTCCGCGGTTAGATAAGTTAGAATATTTGTTTTCTGAACTGCCTTCGTCAACTTCTTTTGCAGGTAATTTTTCATTACCTCTAGGATCGTTTCTAAATCTTTGTAAAGAAGCACCTGGAGTAATAGCTTCTTCCATTTCTACACCCTCACGAGTTGCTTGTGCAATGGGTTCAAGGCTTGGGTGAAATAATTGATGAGCCTTATCTGCTATTTGCATTATCATTTTAGGATCAGTCACTGTTCCACCAGCAAGATTCTTCATTAGGTAGTCGTAGCACTGGATAAGACGCGGTTCTTCACTTTGTTCAATTCCATCTTTTAAATTCTTCAACGATGCAATCTGATGACGGGTGTCCCTACCGTCTCTAGCATATATGTATAGCATACGAATATTGAATAGCAAATCTGTGCCGTAGCTGTGTGAACCATCGACGGTTGGATCGTACTTGGCCTCTGTCTTTAAACTGCGATCTTCAGGAATGCCACCTGGATTATTACTTGTTAGACTTTCTTCTTCAACTAAACTATCAGCCCACTCTGCTAACTTGTTCATTTCTTTATCAACTATTGATTCAGAAACTTTTTTATGTATTCTATTCAATATTGGCATTACGCTTTCAATGCGTGGATCTAATGTCTCTTGTACAAACAATTCGTTTAGATTGTTTTCTTCAGTTCCATCTTCCATCAAAGGTGGAGTCCAACTTTCAAAATAAGCGTTATATCCACGCTTACCAGTCATACGGCTTAATGATTCACGTAGACTTTGATAGTGTTCTAGTCCTTCGTTAACTAATGCTTGTGCTGATTCATTGAATTGTCCATTACGTGTAGCACGGACAAATCCAGCCATCTTTTGATATTCTTCACAAAGATTACCAATATGACTCCAACGGTCATCATTGACTTTGCCACCTTCAGCAATATGTCTAGCATAGACACGGGCAATACCAGGCTTCTTAGTATCAAGTAAATAGCGTTCACCGTCTTGATTCTCTAAGAAAATTCTATTGATATTACGATAGCGTTGTTCACCTTCTTCAATGACACGGCTATGTTCAATAACAATCTTTACGCTAGGTACAGCATCACTATAACTGCGACTCTTGCCCATTGGGTAGTAACCCTCTGCTATTTTATCTTTGTTTCTCATATGGTTCCTTCTTGCCATGTCATCTCCGACTCGGTCTTTGTTTTGTGTTTTGAATCCTCTTAGGCCCTTGGTCATTCTCCAAGAACTTAATTGATGTAGTAACCCACTCCATGTGTCATCATAATCTAATCCAGGTGTTTTGTCGCCGGGACTATCGGATACGTCATCGCCAAAATAGACAGTCAGTACACGTTCATCATCTAATGTAACATAAACAGTTCCGTAATCTTCTCCGTCTTTAGTGAATTCAAACTTGAAAATATCTGCTTCTTCTGGAACAGGAGTGGCTTTGCCCTCAGCATCCAGGGGTTTTGGTTTATATTTAGACAATAATCTAAACAATTCGCGGTTTAGTGATTCTGTATTCGTAGGCATAATGTATTTATCTTAAACTCAACTTAGCACGGCAAAGAAGGGCAAGGGTGCAATAAATTCCTCGTGGTCCTTGACATAACTATCTAATTCAAAGTGATATGACCCTAATTCTTGAATCATTCTGACATTTAATAAGCTGGCCATAATTAAATCATCTGTATCACCGATCTTGGCAGCATAACTACCCGCATGTGCTACAAACGCTTTCAACTCGCTGATAAGACTACGACTATTAATGGTTAGTTTCTTGCTTTCTAGTAATGTCTTAAACTTGGCGCAAGCGGTTAATTTACTCTTGTTTGTAGTATTAAAGCCCTTACGCTTCTTGCCCGGTTCGCTAATGAATGTTCCGGGGATATTGTTCTCTCCATATTCGTTTAATGACACTAATGAGGCCTCACCGATACTGTTATTCTCTACAGAATAATATAAATTGTTTGGTTCACCTGTACATTCAACTATGTATTTGTTTATTTGTGCAATAAGTTTAATCTGTGTTGGGATATCAGTTTTGTTGTGTTTCCACTCACCAATCTGTGTAACAGTATTTGCTTCAAAGATTTGTATTGCCGCTGGATCACTACCTGTACCAAGACTTGGATCTAATGATACTGTATAGATACTGCCCTTTTTTGGCTTCTGATACCAACGAACTTGTCCCATACGACTAACTGGTTCTATTCCTTCTAACATTAATAATGTATTAGGATTAATAAGTGTTTCATCAGCGATAATGAATTCGCAACCAATCTCTCGGTTGAAACGATCCTCACCAAGCTGTGCTTTCATTTCATCAGCCCACTTCTGATCTCTACCTGGTTGTTCATGCCACTCTGCTCTATATGCTCTAAAGCCATTGATACCTAATTCAGTTGTGTTACCAAATTCATCTTCAGTTTTGTTAGCACCTTTCCAGATGAAGGCAAACTGATCTTCGTCACTGTTTGGTGTACTTGTGATAATAGCTTTACCACCAGTACTTAATGTTGGAGTAATAGCTGTCCAGAATTCTTTAGCGATACTTGGTCTAACGAACGCAAACTCGTCAAGGTATAGTAGTGTAATACTCATACCACGACCTGTGTTTTCAGTTGTAGTTGCACTTACAATACGACTACCATTCTCAAAGTCCAATGAGCCTTTGTTATATGTTGTTACACCTGCTTTGATATAGTCTGGACAGTTTTCATATGCGTAACGAACACGCTGCATGATCTCTTGTGCGCCCGTGTACTTATGTGCTGCGATAAGAATCGTACTGTCTGGTTTGAACATGGCATACCAGAGTAAGTATCCGGCTGCGCTTGTTGATTTACCTGACTGTCGTGGCATCAAGCTAATACTATAGCGATAGTTATGATAAGTTTCTATTAATCGTTTTTGATATCCGTATGGATGATATACTAAGCTGCCCATGGTAGGGTGTTGTATCATAAAGAAGTTATCCATGAAGTATAGATAACCTGTGTCTGGGTCACAGCACTTTATAAAGTCCTGTAATTCCTTATCATTCTTAAATTTCGTCTTTGTATAGGGATTCTTTACTAACGAAGGTCCTGCATTATTGGTTGCCATAAATGTATTTATTACGGTAACTACTAGTTTTTAGAAAACGGATCTTCACCTGTAAGATGTGTTTTAGCAAACATAACTCTAAACCATTCTTTGTCACCTGGCTTGATATTATTCTCACGCATATATTGTTGTTTCTTTTGCGCTAATTCATGTAATAGTGTATATGAATATTCACCAGTGACTTGTCCAGACCCACTCAATTGTTTTAGTTCATCTAATGTCATATCCTTCTCAGGGAGTTTAATGCCTCTGAGTTTGGCATAACCGTTTTGAATTTTTGCTTGTTTAAATGGATCGAACATAAAAAAATACTCACATGTAGTGAGTATTTATTGTTTTACTTGATATCTAAAGGTCGTTGCTTAGTAGCAACGATGCAATAGAATTTCTCTTTTGCTTTAAGATTAGGTTCCCCTGGGTTCTCCTGATCAGGGAATTCAACATCAAATTCAAAATTATCGAATTTATCAATGTTAAATCCAGTTCTAACAATCAATGCTGCTAGTTGAGTTTGCCCCAAAATACTGTAATGATTTAAGTTATCTTCATGGCGTCTTTCACAATCAGGTTGCGGGACTTCAATGTAAATCTTGCCACCCTGCTTTAATATACGATTATATTCCATTAAACTAAAGATAGGATATGGACTATGTTCTAATGCATGACGCAAGAATATCATATCTACTGATTCATCATAGTAACCTTCACTTTGCGGGATGAAAGTTAAATCATACTTTTTAATTGTATGCCCTTTATCTTCACAGATTTTTATATCACCTGGGCTTAATGTTACCCCAGTTAAATCAGTATAACCTCTAGATTTCATCTCGTCTAAGAAATAGCCCGGGCCGCAGCCTAAATCTAAGATTTTAGCATCTTTGGGAATTTCAAGTGGGTCAATGTATTGTTTAACTACAGTTTCGGTTAACCCCTTGTGTAGTTCGCTATCACCTTCTTCATAGATATGAGCGGTGTATAACCATTCGTTGTAAAATTTAAGTTTAATTAAATCTAGTGTTTTGTTAATATCGATTAGCATCAAGAATCCTATAATTTGATATAATTACTTATTCTAGGATTTGATGTTCTGATTATTTTCTTTTGTAACCTTTAAATGGTTTATGTGGACTTACTTTGTTTGTGTCATCAGGCTCAGAACGGTCATCACTTAGTGCAGATTCAATTGGAGTACCAATTGATTTATATGCATGATGTAACATATCATGTTCTACTTTAGTATACGGTGCAGCCATATTGTTTCTACCGATCCAACTTTCTTCTTTCGGTTCATGGCTCATAGTTTTGCCATCACTACTGGCTACAGCCATCATAGCACGATTTAAATCATAAATTCTATCAGCGGTTCCTGCAAATTTATGTATCATACCCATTGCAGATTCTTGATGTGGATGTAGTTTTCCTTTAGAACCGTTATTAGATCCGGCACCGCCTTCAACTATAAATTCATTTGCTCTCATTTTCTTTTATATCCCTTAAAGGCGTTAAGTGGGCTAATTATACCAGTATCACTTGTTTCTTCACTCTTTTCAGATGTAACTAATTCTTTACCACTAAGACCCATTTCACCTAATGCAAAATCAATATCTTCTGCGGTTCCTGGATTCATATAACCTGACACAATTTGATTTTCTCCCCAAACTGAATCTTTGCTCACTCTAGGTATATCTCCATTACGTGCTGCTTTTGCCCCCGCTAATGCTACGGAAAATCTATATTGTAAATATGCATTTTGATTTTGTAACTCTGGTATTACCCAGGTAGCCGGCAACGGATTAGCAATACGTTGAGGTAAATTGCTTTGTTCGGTTATAAATTCTTTTGCTCTCATATTATACTATCGGTCTCGGTTTGCATATCCAAATAATTTTCTGTTTCCATGATACTATCAGGATAATCATTTAATTGAATATTCAATCCTGGAACAGGTTCTCCAATCCAGGTAACCTGTGATGAGATAAAGTGAAATAACGTAGCAGCATTATCTGTCAATGGAGTAACTAATATACGAACATTTGAATCAAAAACATCCATATCATATTGTGTAAGGTAATTACCGTTAAACATTGTACTGTGACCATTCCATCTTACGCCGTCTAAGTCATTAAGTATACTGGCATTTAACGTAATGTTTTGACTATCCATGTTATCTACGTTTTGAGAATTAATTTGAAATGTTGCCTGTGTAAATGCATTTGCAGGGGTTTCATATATAACTTGAGAGGTGTTTCCCACTGTGTACGCATTGCTAGTAAAAAACCCTGTACCGTATAATTGTGAAAAATTATTGTTAATCTTCTCAAAGGCTGTACGTAACGGATCACCTTCCCCATCGTTGGGTTGTGCACCTATATTGATTATTTCTTGGGTCATCTCTATATCCTAAACTATAGTGTATTTATCAGTTTAGTCAGAATTGACCTGCTCAAAAATCTTCTTCTGTTCTGTATACCACTCTAGTATTGCTTCTAATTGAGCCGCACATTCGTGTCTTGTAGCGTAGTTTTTTGCTACAACTTCCATTAAGTTGCTTAATGTTGTAGTTTTACCCTCAATAGTTTGTAAAGGTTTGCAGGTTTGTGTCAGTGGTTCCGGCAATTCAGGGAACTTTTGCTGCACAGGAACTACTGTGCTACAGGCTGACAAAAAGATTACCGATAATAGTAGTAGTTTTTTCATTTTCTTGG